AAAGGCAGATTATAATAAATTAATATAAAATAAATATATAATAAATTACAATGTCTGCACCTTTTTAAAAAAACCTAATAAAACCAACAAAAGAATATGAATCAAAAAGGAAGTAAAAATAGAAAAAGAGTTGAAAGATTGGGTCAAACATTTGTTGGTCGTTCTGATAGATATGATGAAAATAAACAATTAGATTTATATGAAACTAACCCAATATATTTAGATGATTTATTTAAGTATGAGCCTTATACTAATGATGGAACTTATTATGAACCTTGTTATGGGGTCAATAAATACCTATATAAAAAAATGCAAGATTTTGGATTTGATGTATGTGGTGATGATATATTAGAAGATGTTGATTTTCTTAAATGTAATGATAACTATGACTACATAATAACTAATCCACCATTCAATCTTAATTTAGAGTTTATTGAAAAAGCATTCAAAGTATCAAATAAAAAAATAAGTTTTTTAGTGCCACTAAATTATTTAGATACCATGAAAAGATTTCCAGTTTTTCATAATAAAGAGTTTCCTTGTAAAAGTGTCCTTATATATTCAAAGAGGATAAGTTTTATTAAAGGAGGTGGATTGCCAGAAAAATGTATAACTGGTATGAGTTTTTGCTGGATTACTTGGGATAAAAGTTATGAAGGTGAAACACAAATTAAATGGATTAAAAACTTTTGAAAAAAAAAACAAAAACAATATGATTAAACTAACAATTGGAGAACAAGAATATGATTTGCCAGAGAATTATGATGAGCTTTCATTAGGTAAATTTATAACACTATCTAAAATATTAGAAGATAAGAAAAACGATAGTGATTTTAAATTCTCACTAAATCTAATATCAACAATTATAGGATGTGAAATTGATACTCTATACGGATTAAATCTAAATGATATGAATACCCTTATAAAAGAAGTCAATTGGATTACACAGACTCCTTTAAAAAAGAAAACCAAGAAAATAATTGTAGAGGGTGTCGAATATGGATTTTTAGATTTGAATGGTATTACAACTGGTGAAATGATTTCAGTTGAATCATTCAATACAAATCTAAAAGATAACAAAGATAATATTCATTTAGTTCTTTCTATTCTTTTTAGACCAATTGTTAATGGTAAAATCGCACCATTGGAAAGCGATTACAATGTCATTTTAGAAAGGGCTGAACTCTTTAAAAATAAAATGATGATTGGTGAGGTATATGGGCCTCTAATAAATTTTATGAATGGAGGCACTGGATCTACTATGAAGAATTTGGCGCCTTCTTCAGCTCTAAAAATGAGAAAAGTAAAAGCAAATTCTTAAAAGAGGTAGATGTTGTTGATAGGCTTGATGACCGCTGGCTCTGGTTTTCACTGACTAAGAAATTAGTAGATGAGTTAAATTATAATCCTGATCAAGTATATGATATGAATTTTATAGCTTCTTGCAACTGGCTTAGTTATATGAAAGAGCGAGATGATGTTCAGAAACGAATCGAAAATAAACAAAAGGGAGCATTTGGTTATTAAAATCAAAAAGTAAAAAAATATATTTATATAAAATAATAAGTTAGTAAATGGCACTACCAATATCAAATTCACCTAAATCACTTCAGTGGGTCTTCAAAATCTTTCAGGACTTCGCTCTTAGGTCGAGAGATTTGAAAGGACATTTCGGATTTGGCAAGATAGAGAACTTGAACCCATTAGTTTTAGGTTATCCTTATCTATATGTAGCTCCAGTTAATATAACAGTTCTGTCAAATGACAGGACAACCAAAAGTGGATACTCTATAATTGAGGTAGAGCTCAACTGCTATATCGCAGACAAACTAAGATCTGACTTGAAAAATGATGTAGAAACATTGAGCGATGTAGGTGAAATTGCTATGGCAATGATATCAGAATTATCACAACACCCATATTACGCACAAAATAATGTGACGCTAGTTGATGATGTCAGAATGGATTATGAGTTTGAGGAGAACGATGATATTACGAATAGAGTTGTTGTAAATTTAACTTTAAGATTTCCGTTTAAATATACATTTTGCTCCAATCCAGTGGATGAGTTGGATGCTCTTTACATATCAGATATGTTTCTTACAGTGACTCAGTCATTCTGTGGATTGGTTAAAGATTGTATAGAGGGAATAGATTTAAGGGGCGCAACTGGCCCGGCAGGCGCAACAGGGCCTGATGGAGCTAAAGGGCCAACTGGAAGTCCTGGCCCAACAGGCTCAACAGGTGCGACTGGAGCTGCTGGATTTGGTGCGACAGGGCCAGCAGGTGCGACAGGTAGTCAAGGCCCAGCAGGTGTTGATGGAGCAACAGGCCCAGCAGGAGCAACAGGTAGTCAAGGCCCAGCAGGAGCAACAGGGCCAGCAGGTGTGGCAGGAGCAACAGGGCCAGCAGGAGCAACAGGTAGTCAAGGCCCAGTAGGAGCGACAGGAGTAGCAGACAATCTACTATTATATGATGAAGGTTCTTTTGGAATCCGATTATTAGCAACTTCCTCAGTTATACATACTGAATGGTTGGGAACAAATAGTCAGACCATTATGTCTATTTCAAATGATGGCACTTTTTTCAATAGATATAGTCCTAAAAACTCATATATTTTTAATGATAGTAACTTTACAGCATTTTATTTAACTCAGTCAGGATTTGAAATAATTAGTGGTATATTTGGAACTAGCGCAGTTTTAAATTATAATAACACGATACTTAGTTCAAATGTTATTGTTGATAGAAATGGTGTAAACATATCAACAGAAAATCTATCAACAAATGATAGAAATTTTTTAGATATAAATGAAGATATATATGACGAATAGTTCGAGTGGAATAAACTTTAACTTTCCGACCTCATCAGCTAGATTTAATAATCTAATTACAGGTGATGAATATTTTAGAATAGACGAACAGGGTGCGATTTTATCGACATATTCTACTTCAACTTCAGATCGTTATGTTGTTTTAGATTCTAATGATAGATTGAGTTTGGGAGCAGCACCGAGTCCGTATATTGTTAATTTGTCGGAGCAATTTCAAAGAGTGGTGGTGGTGAAAAGGACTTTGATTACTTTTTAGTTCCAGCGAATACTTTCACGACTGGTGATATAATGCAAATTAGCGCTGTGTTTGAAACTGATGTAGCCCCATCTTCAATTTAAGATTTAGAAACTCGTTAGTAGATCCAGCTCCTGTCATTGCGAATGGAGAATTATTAGCTACAGGCCCCTCGAGTGGAGGTCAGACAAAATTTGTGAGTTTAATTAGAAATAATATATTGATAACTGGTGTTTCAGCTTCCTTTGCTACAGGTCAAGTAAGTTATAGTGATATTGGAATAGTTTCAACAGCAGCCGTCTTAACACCAATTTTTGATACGACTGTTGATAATTACATATATCCCACTTTAACTAGTGGAGCAGCAACGACATTGGTTACTTTAAAAATGCTCACAATAAAAAAATTATAAAAAAATATGAAATATGAATTTATTTTTGGAAATATAACTTTAATTTTTCCTGACCAACACAATCACGATTTATTCACAAATGAGTTTAGTCGTATTTTAAATTTAGAATTACCGAACATCTTTGAAGATTCGAAGTCAATTTCTATTGGATTGGGAGCAACTTTTAGTGAAATAAATAATGATTAATTATGCCAATTAAAGAATGTAGTGAAGAAGGAAAAAGTGGTTACAAGTGGGGTGATGCTGGAAAGTGTTATATTCACGATGGAACTAACAAGTCAAAAAAGGAATCGAAAAAGAAAGTGATACAACAAGCAGTCGCTTCTGGCGAAATCTTTAAAGACCAAAAAATAAAATCTATCAATGAATAAATATAATGAAAAGGAGATAAGAGCTTTTTTGAAGGATTGGGCAAATAACACTAAAAGAAAAATAAAAAACAGAATTCTTGCTGTTGATGCGATTGATACTGGTCGATTACTTGATAGTATAGATTGGAATATGGATTTTGATGGAGATGAAGCTAAAATCACATTTGAAATGGTTGAATATGGAAAATTTGTTGATGAGGGAACAGTATATATAAGTCCTAGAAAGTTTTTCAATGATATCATAGAAAAAGAAACCGATGTATTGGAAGATATATTAGAAGAAGAAATTATACTAGCAATAGAAAAAAGATTATTAGAAATTTAACATTTAATTATGGCAATAACAACAATAAGAGAACCTTTATTTTTAGAACCAGCATTTCAATATGCGATGCCTTTTAAATACAGCTCTACTAATGCAACTTTTAGTAATTTCAAATATTTATTTGAAGTATATACATCAGAAACTATTAATGGTTCATATTCATACAGGACAACAATAAATCATACACCAAGGCCTGATGGAACTGGATTAATAACACCTCACGACATATTGAAGGCTAATTTAGGATATTCAGTAAATCCATTTATAACAACTGTGACTGCTGCGACCGAATCATTAGTTCATTATAGAATGGCTCTATATGAATTTTATAATCCAGGCATAACTTACAGCAGCGTAGGAGTTAGTTTAGGCGGAACTTTATCATTTTTAACAAATTTAGGAGTTGATTTATTACCAGGCGACATAATAAGATTGGATAAAGATGACAAAACAACAAATATAGTATTTGATGTTGAAACAACAATTGTATCAACTCAATCGTTTTTTGGTTTTGCTAATCAAGTAACGACAGACTCGAACATTGTAGCTAATAGTGTAACGCCTGGAGTATTAACTGCTGATACAGGTCGTATAATTGAACTAAGAAGAAGAGTTGGAACAAGTTCATCATTGGCTTCATTTAATGCAACAAAGCAATATGACGAATTAAATACTTGGAGTTCAACATACTTAAATTATTTAGTTGGTAGTCCAACATCTTCATCAACACCATTTAATTATAAATTTCTCAACATATACCCAAATGCAACCACTAGTAGCACTGTTCCTTCAGCAATAAAGAAACCAATATATTATTCAGCCACCGCCTCAGGAATATATTCAACATGGCAGACTTTAAGTTTCATATTGTCAACTCAGAGTTATTTTGGATTGACTGCATCACCTCTTACTGCTCAATATAATTTATATACCGATGAAGAAGGCTTAAACTTCGCAACATCAATTGATATTGGTATAACTGCTTCTTTGATTGGTGGAACTTTAAGATATGACATACCTGCTGGGCCTGCTAATCTTCCAGCACTATTTAATAATACAATTAAAAGTTATGAAGTGTTTTTAGATAGAGACTCACCAAGAGCTAGAATGTCAGAAAAAAGATGGTTCAAAATTGTTAAACAATGTAGGGAGTATGAACTTATTGAGTTAGCATTTGTGAATAAATTAGGTGCTATGGAATATTTCACTTTTAATTTAGTAAGCAAAGTTAGGTCAAATATATCACGCACAGTAATAAAAGAACCTCTTTCGTTTGAATATAAAATTGGTGATTTGAATTATCAAAATATAAATGTTGATATTTTTGAGGATTATACTATTAATAGTGACTTTATAAGTGATGATGAAGCTCTCTATATCAAAGAACTAGTAGAAAGTCCATATGTATATTATCTAAAGGATGGTTTGAAGTTACCAATAGTTATAACAGATAATTCATACGATTTGAAAACTACATTAAATGATTTGCTAATACAATATACAATTAATTTCAGATTTGGTTATGATAAACTGTCTAACATATAAATTATTAATATAATAAGTATGACAATAAAGATTGAGAAAATCTTGAAATAAAAAAACAAATAAAATGACTGAATTATACATATTCTTTGAAAACGAATATAAAATACTCGATATTGATGGCGAAACTGGATTAGCTTATGATTTCAGAGTTTCTGATATATCTCTCCCTTTTAAAAGAAGGGGATCCTCTTCAAAAACAATTACAATACCTAATACTGATAATAATGCGAACATATTATACCACTTGTATGATATTAACAATGTTACTGATTTCAATCCAAATAAAAAAACACCATGTTATCTTGTCCAAGAAGGTGTTAACATATTTAGTGGTTCTCTTCAGCTCACCTCTATTGAGAAACTTCCAAATGGATTAGTAAAATATAAAGGTGTCATATATTCTGAGCTTTTAGAGTTTTTTGAAGAAATTGAAAACGAATTCATAGAAGATATAGATTTAAGCGGACTTGGACATACATATTCTGAATCAGTGATAGTTGATTCTTGGCAGCATGATTACAATGATGGATATACATATCCTTTAATAGATTACAACTCACCAAACTTTGACATACCAATTAACTCACAGAATTTCTATCCTGATTTAGGAACAATCGTTGAAGACTTTAAGCCAGCAATTTTTGTTAAGTATCTTTTTGATAGGATTTTTTTAGAAAAAGGAAAGTTTTATCAGTCTAATTTTTTAAACTCAGATTTATTTAAAAATCTATTGATTCCATATAGTCAAAAAGAACAGCTCATCAATAGTGAATCTTTGAATGTTAATAACAAGATATTTATTGGAATAGATCCTTCATTACAAACACTAGCACCACCAGCTGTTGGACCATTTACTTCACAAACTGCGTTTTTTCCAACAACTACTCAAATACCAAAAGTCTATGCGAATTATTCAGCTCGTTTATCCGCACCACCTAGTTCAAGTTTTGAAACACTAGTATTTCTTAATGCGGTAGGTCATAATATAAATAGTTATGATTCTTTAAATCTAATATATTCATATCTTCCAGCACCAGCCGCTTTTGGAAATGGTAGAATAGAATACACTGACGAAACAACTGGTTCATATGGTGATGCTGGTAACAAATGGGACACAACATTGTTTGAATTTACAAATGGTAATGTGCCACTAGTTCAGCAATTTGTTGTTAATTTCGATGTGACTATTAAAAATCCGTTCTTATATAGAAGTGGAACTTTTTCATATAGTGCTCAAGTTGCGACTGGTAGTTTTATGAGTAATAATCTTGGTGATACATCATTTGATGTAAGCAATAAAGGTAATTTAATTGACAATCCAAATCAAATAAGTATTCTTACAAGAGTTAGAAGAGAGTTTGATATAAATGGCAACCCTGCTGTTGCTTATATTCCGCTTCAAGGATATGACTACACTACAATTAATTCACCTTCGGAAAGATATGCTGCCGGTATATTGCCATTTCCAAACCCACTTCCAATTTCGATTCCTAAAAATATAAATGGTGATTGGGCATTTTTATACAATACTCATCAGTCATCACTAAATGCACCACTAGACCCATCACAAAAGGCTATATTTGATTATACAATAAGAACAACTAGTTCAAGTGGTTTTGCGCCAGGAAGTCCAACGACGATTGATAACACTGTTCTTTATGAATATGATAGTATATTCAAACCTTCTGATATATTCACCTCACTTGTTGGAACTAGCTCATCTGTTAATGACTTTGACAGATATGTTAAGGTTGTAAAAACAATCCAACTTGATGGCTCAACACCACTAGCATATCCTTTATTTAATGGTGAAAAAGTATGGGTCGAATGTGTTCCAGTAATGAATAGATACATGGGAAACTTTTATCATTTTAATACTGATAAAATTATATTAGAAATCGGTAATAGCATAAAGAATGAAATTCAAACAAAGCTATTAAAAAATCAAACTATTGCTTTCAATACCATCATACCTAAGAAGGTTAAAAAGATTGACTTTATAACTTCATTGGCTAAAATGTTTAATCTCTATATTGATATTGATAAATTAAATCCGAATAAATTTATAATAGAACCAAGAGATGATTATTACAATTTGGGAACTATAAAGGATTGGTCAAAAAAGGTCGATATACAAAAGGATGTAATTCAGGATCTTGTAGCTGATAAACAAAAGAAACTAATCACACTTTCTCACAAAAATGATAGTGACTTTTTAAATAAAGATTATTTAGATAAAATTAAAACCACATATGGTGCTTATTTATACTCATTAGAAAATGAATTTGTCAAAGGTGAAGAAAGGATTGAAACTATATTTAGTCCATCACCACTTCAAAATGTGTTCGTATCAACTGATATAATCATACCACGCATACTAACTCAACAAACGGCTTCTGGCGCTATTAGAGAATATGTAGGAACAAATCTTCGTATATTACAAAGAAATGTTAATAAAGTTATATCAACAACAACGCCTTGGAAGTTCGAAGGAACTTTTTATAACACATATCCATATTGCGGTCATTTCAATCATCCTTTAACAGGAACTAGTGATATAAATTTTGGAACGACTGAAGGACTATACTATCCCGGCAATAAAATTACTTCAAATAATTTGTATAACAATTATTGGCGTAGGACTTTTTTAGAGCTATACAATAAAGATAGTAGATTGGTTAAATTATATGTAAATCTTACAACTCAAGATTTATCGGAGTTAAATTTGTATGATACAATTTATATTGAAAACACATCATTTTCTGCACCATCATATTTTCGTATAAATCAATTGACATATAACTCTTCATTTAAGGATTCGTATGAAATTGAGCTATTCAAAATTATAGAAATTGATTATCAAGAATTTGTAGATAATAGTCCTAAATATTTAAAGTCATTAATAGGTTTCAACACGACTGATAACGGAAGTAAGCCTGGAAAGATTGAAGTTGGTGTAAATAAATCAGAAGGCTCCTTCATGACTTTCATTATGGGTGATAATAACGAATCTTCATTTGGTGGTAAGTCATTTATTTTTGGTGATACAAACAATATATCACCTTTGAATAGGGACAATGTTGTATTTGGTAATAATAATTACATTAAAGGATTTTCTAATGAATCAATAGTCATAGGTTCTAACAATATAATTGAAAACTCTGAAAATTCTATAATTATTGGTGGTTCTAATAATACAATAAAGTCAGACAATTCTGTAATCATAAATGGCAATGGTGAATATGTTGATTCTGATAATGTTACTAAAATTGGTGGTATTCTTATTAAAGGAACTAATTTTATAAGTGCTTCAACTGACGAAGTGCTAAATCCATTCTCTGATGGTATAATTAACTATATAAGTGGGTCAGTTGATGCAGTTAGAAATTTAGGTAGTTTTGAAAATATAAATATAATTTCAGGTGGACTTGATAGAGTATAAAGATAAAAAAAAATAAAATAATATGAGCATTATAAAACAATATAGCAGAATAAGTCATCACACAATCACTGGTGGCACTTTTTCAGTTCCAACACAAGAAGATTTTACACTCAGTGGCACTGGCTCTTGGGATAGTCAAGATTTATGTAAGAGTGAATTAGGTGTCAATGAGGATACCAACAAAGCCTCAATAAGAATAGGTTCAAGCATACGCGATATTATAACTGATAACTTAGTTGGTTATGGATTAAGATATGATGGGTCTATATCATTGAATGCTGATACTGGCTCAACTGTAAGTAATAGTGGTTCAACATTTAGCTTATATAACAGGAATTTAGGAACTGGTTCTTTCTTTCAAACGGCATTCGTTGATGTTACTGGAAATGATGATGACATTAGCACATATTATCAGTTTTCTTTTTATAGGTCATTTAAAAATGTAAATGGAATAGCAACACTCGTTGGAACTCAATCAGACATACACTCAGTTAGTGATTTTGGAACTTTTTCCTACTCATTTCAAATTGTAGATAATAATAATTTAAGATTGAATGTCAATTGTATTGACAGTAGAACTTTTAGTTGGTATTATGAGGTATCATATAAATAAATCAAAAGTTCTAAAAATATATTTATATTAGTATGGCAAGAGAAATTAGGTTTGACTTAGTAATTGACGGTGTTGGTGAATCGATTAAAGATTTTGACAAACTCAATAGTGAGATAGAACAAACAAAACAAAATGTTGAGGGTGTCAGTAATGTAAACCTAGATAAACTAAACAATTCATTCGAAAAAGCAGCGAAAGGATTTGCAACTGCTGCAAAAGGTATATCAGGCGCCGTCAATTTAGCTGCCGGTTCTTTAGGTGTATTTGGAGTAGAAAATGAAAAAGTAGCTCAAACTCTTTTAAAAGTCCAATCAGCCTTAGCACTAACAACTGGTTTAAAAGATTTTTCTGAATTTTTATTAGAATCATCAGCAGCAACAAAATTAGCTACTGTTGCTCAGGCGGCTTATGCCGCAGTTGTTGGAACAACCACTGGTGCTCTTAAATTATTTAGATTAGCACTTGTTGCGACTGGTATAGGAGCTTTTGTTGTAGCAATTGGCACATTAGTAGCGAATTGGGACAAGGTTGTTAGTGCGGTAAGTAGTGCGATAGATGCTTTTGATAGTTTAGGAACGGGTGTTAAAGTCGTTGTGTCTATATTATTTCCGATGATTGGAGTAATTAAAGGAATACAATTTGCTTTAGAAGAATTAGGAATTATAGAATCTAAACAGGAAGAAGAGAGAAAACAACAGTCTGAAAACCAATTAGAGAGAATAAGAAAAGAGAAGGAAGCATATGACAAGGCTAATGAAAAAAGATTATCTGATATTGATAAGGAGATAGCTTTAAATAGGTCATTAGGAAAAGCTGTTGATGAGTTACTTATAAAAAGAAAAAAAGAAGAAATTGCAATCCAAGAGATTGAAAGAAAAAATGCAGAAAGATATCTATTCTTCTTAGAAAGGGCTGGTGTAGCTAGACAAGCCGATAGGGATTATGTCGATGCCGCAAAAGCAGAATCAGATAAATTATATTTCGAACTAACTTTACTTCAAAATGAGTTCAGTCAAGTAATACAAGCAAACCTAAAAAAAGAAGCTGAATTACAAGAAAAAAATGCTAATGATGCGAAAGAAAGAAGAAGGGTTGAAAATGAAGAAGAGAATAAACAACAACAGGAATATTTTAGAAGGATTAATAAACAATTTGAATATGAAATAAACGCGAAGAAAAAGGCTGCCGAAGACTTAAAGAAATTAAGGGATGATGAATTAAAAAAACAAAATAGAGATGATTTAGCTGCGATAGAAATTGAACTTCTAAATGTTGAAAAAGGCTCATTGGCCGAGTTGGACATATTACAAAGAAAGCTTCTATTACAATCTGACATAGAACTTCAAAATGAAGAGCTTACAAAGAATGAAAAGGAGTTAATTAATGAGCAGTATTTTGCAGATTTAGCAGCATTAGATGAGTCTTATAGAAAAAAGGAAAATGATAATTTTAAAGTAAGTGTTGAGGAAAGACGAGAAATTATATCATCAAACCTTATAAGATTAGGAAATTCTATTGGTGCTATTAGAGGGCCTTTAGAATCTATTGGTGCTATTTTTAATACGGCAACTAATAATGCTTCCCTGTTCACTGACAGTATAACTAGTGCCATAACAACCTTCAATGATGAAGGTGCAGATTTAGGAGATAAAGTGCTAGCAGTCGGTGCGGCAATTACAGCAGGATTAGAAATATTTGGTGCGGCATTAGACCAAATCGCTGCTTCCAGTGAGGAAAAATCAGCACAGCGTATAAGTAGAATTGAAAATGAGACTGCCATACAGCAAGCAAATCTTGAACAACAATTCAATAATGAAACAATAACATCCGTTGAGTTAACTAAGGCTAAACAAAAATTAGAACTAGAAACATTCAAAAAGGTTGAAAAGGAAAGAAAGAAAGAATTTGAAAGACAGAAAAAGTTAAGAATTGCTTCAGCAACCATTGACATGATTCAAGGTGCGGTTACCGCGTTTGCAACTGCCTTTCAGTTAGGCCCAATTGCCGGCCCAATCGTTGGTGGTATATTGTCTGCGGCGGTATTAGCATTCGGTGCGGTGAATATAGCTAATATTGCGAAACAACAGTATGTAGCTGGCACACCACCATCTATATCAGCTCCCACAATACCATCATTAAATCTTGGAAGTGCAGGTGGAAGTGATGCTGGTAAAAATGAGAATAGAACTGCCGACCTGTTTCCTGTAAATTCAGGTGCCGTTGGTGGAAGTGGAAATATAGAAGGATTAGGTCAACCATCTGGCTCAGGCAAAACTGATAATTCAGATAGAAGAGTTTTCGTGGTTGAAGCTGATATCACCAAAGTTCAGAACAGGGTTACTGCTATAGATGACAGGTCTACTATTGTATAAAAAAAAAATAAATTGATATGGATAAACTACCTATATATGAGATCGTTATAGACGAAAATGATGAATTGACAGGAGTTGATTTCATTAGTTTGGTTGATGAGCCAGCGAATGATTTCGAATGGTTGAAATTTGAAAAACAGAAAATTTCATTTAAATCTGATAAAAATAAGAAAATGATTTACGGAGTTTTTATTTCCCCTGATAAAAAAATGTATAGGGAAAGTGAATCTATTGGTCAATACTTGACTTTTTTCTCGAAAGAAACCATTGAAAAAATTGTTAAGAAATTCAACAAAAACAATTACAATAAAAATATAAATTTTCAACACGGAGATAATAAGGTTAATGGTTATGTGGTTGAAAACTTTATTACATCAGACAAAATTAAAGTGGATTTCGGTTTCGAAGTTCCTGATGGCAGTTGGGTTGGTAGTGTTTATATTGAAGATGAAGTTTTTTGGAATGATTTCATTGAAACGGAAACTCTAAAAGGGTTTTCGGTAGAGATATTATCTCATTTGGAAAAACAAGATTTTCTAAAATTGGATTCATATACTGATTATCCAAAAGCAGCAACAATTAATGCTCAAAAAGCCATTAATTGGGCAGAAAAGAACGGATGGGGTTATTGTGGAACTCCTACTAGTAAAATAAAAGCCAAACAACTTGCAAACGGAGAACCTATAAATGAGTTCACTATATCTCGTATGGCTGCATATGCTAGACATCTTCATTGGATTGACAAGCCATTAGGTGAAGGATGTGCTAAATTAATGCTATATAGTTTCGGAGGTAAAGAAGGTATTCAATGGGCTGTTCGAAAATTAAAACAGATTAGAAATGAGCAATTGAATGAGGATGAGAAATATGAAACAATGATTGAAATACTTAATAGTGATTTCAATAAAGATGAAAAGATTGACAATTATTATAATAAATTAATATAAAATAAATATATAATAAATTACAATGTCTGCACCTTTTTAAAAAAACCTAATGAAACCAACAAAACATCAAATAAAAAGCGCACAAAAATAGAATAAATATATTTATAGTTGAAAGACTAATAAAAAAACAGTCAAATTATATGAATAAAGAAGAAATACTAAGTGAAGTCAAAAGATTGTTATTTAACAAGCCTGTTGAAAATAAGTTTTTAGATGCTGTTTTAAAAGACGGAACTAAAGTTAAAGTTGATGGTGAATTAGTTATTGGTTCGCAAGTTTTGGTGGTTGATGCTGAAGGAAATGAAGTTCCAGCACCTGATGCTGAACACACACTTGAGGATGGAACATTAGTTACAACATTGGGTGGAATTATAACTGAAATTGAAGCTGCTGAAACAGAAGTTGAAGAAGAATTGGTTAAAGAAGACAAAATGCAAGTAGATGAAAGTGTAGTTGCTTCATTGGTTGAAAAAGTTGCACAATTAGAAGAAATGATAGCAGTTTTAAAAGCTGAACACGAACAAATGATGGGTGAAAAGAAAATGTTTGAAAGTGACCTATCAGCTGTAAAAGACGCAACAGTATTTTTAGCTGAAGAGTTTTCAAAATCACCAGCAGGTGAAAAAATTGAATTCAAAAAATCAGGATTTCAAAACCTAGTAGAAAATAAACTTTCTGTTAAAGAAGAAAAAATGAATAGAATAAAGAATATCCTTGTTAGAGGATAATAAAAAAAATTATAAAAAAGATGAGTGTAATTAATTTAGCTGCATTAACAAAATATACTGACGAACTAGCTATTGAGCTTATAAGCAAAGCAGTTTTGAGAGGTAGAACTCAGGACACTGGTATCACAATCCAACCTGATGTAAAATATAAATCAGCTCTAAACCTTATGAATTCAACACTTACAGCTCAGGCTGGTGGTTGTGGTATTTCAGCAACAGGTTCGGTTGTCCTTTCTCAAAGAGATTTGGAAGTATGTCCTTTAACAGTATTTGAGGATATTTGTTTGAACGACTTGGAACAATACTGGGCTGGTAAACTAATGAATAGAGGTTCATACAATGAAACTATTCCTTTCGAACAACTTTATACTGATAATAAGGTTGAAAAAATCCAAGCTTTAATTGAAGACCTATATTGGAAAGGTTCTAAATCAGGTAACAATGTAACTGGTGCTGGTGCGGCTTCTGGTCAATTCGCTCTATGTGATGGTATATTGGATATTCTTCAATTTACTTCAGCAACATCGAGTGTGTTGACTCCAGGCACAACTGCTTCTTTTTCAAAATCAACAGCGATTGATATTATTGATTCAATCATCAACAAATTTAACGCTGATGCGAGTGATGCTCTTGGTGAAGAGAATATTAACATCTATATTTCTTATCCTAACTTTACATTATTGACTCAAGCTCTAAGAGATGCTAACTACTTCCACTATGATGCTAATCAAGGTGATTTCAGAATAAATGGTTATCTTGGAACTCAGTTCAATGTAATAGCGGTGAGAGGTTTGAATGCTACTAACAGAATTGTTATGACACCAGCTGCTAACCTTTATATGGGTGTAGATTTGTTCAATGATTACGAAACTTTTGAAGTATTCTACCACCAAAAAGATGACAAAGTATATTTCAGGTCTAAATGGAAAATTGGAGCTCAAATAGCTTTCCCTGAATTCGTTGTCCTTTACAAAATCTAACAATCTAAAATAAAAACGAGTGGATTCGAATAATGAATCCACTCGTTTTAAAGATATAAAAAATTAAAAAACTAATATGGCATGTGTAATTAATAGTGGATACAGTTTAGGTTGTAGAGACTCCGTAGGTGGTTTGGAATGGGTGGCAATTTCTGCTTATAACTCAGGAACAACCTATTCATTAGGAACAACCTATTCGGTGAACTCTTTTTCACCAACAGCTTCTTTTTTCAAGTTCGAACAATTTCCTGAGCAGGGTGGTTCGACTCAAGAGGGTGCTTTTGATAACTTAAATGGAACTGGTTTCTATACTCAGAATGTAACTATCATACTTGAAAAAATGGATACAGCAACAAGAGCTCAGTTCTTGGTTCTAACTCAAGCAAGAGTAAGAATTATAGTGAAAACTCAAAATGGTCGATATTTCTTGATAGGTCAAGTCAATGGTGCAAGAGCTTCGGCTGGAAGTGCCGGGCCAGGAACTGCTTTTGGCGATTTGGCTGGATTTAGCATTACCTTTGAGGCAAAAGAACCAACACCAGCAGTTGAATTGGAACCTGTTTTCGCTGAATCTTTGATAGTATAAAGATTTCATTTTCTTTACTTTAACACCCATAGAATAAAATCTATGGGTGTTTTTTTTTATATAATTAGTAATGAAAGAAGTAAAGATTAGAGGTTCTCGAATTGATAAAGTTGTAGAGAATGGCAGAACCTATTATAAAATATGTAAATGTGGCGTTGAGAAAGAATCATACAAGATGCCAATGTGTAATGATTGCACTAAAGATTATTATATAAAAAACAGAAGTAAAAATCCGAAGCATATTGTAGAAATAGGGAATGGAATAGCGATTGTGAAAGATTTGGTTGTCAAGGGTAAAAAGGATACAACTCTACCTACGGAAACAGCCGACAAAAAATATTATAAAAATCTATTATTTAATTTTGTGAATAGAATTGAAAGACGCAATGGATTAGCAAGCCTTGAGGATATGTTTGTGGATATGATTACCCTATTTAATTATTATGGATGTAATAAAGACATCGATAAATTACCTACGAATTTACAATTGAAAGCTATGTGGGATTTTCTCAGAGAATACAAAAAAAAGATACAACTAAAAGAATTAAAAATAAAAAAATGAAACAATAAGCGAAAATATATATTTATAGTATAAACTTAATACAAACATCATGCAAACCATTAGAGACTCAGGCACGAGTTCAGTTATTTATCGGTTAAATAAGATAAGCCTCTACACGGAGCCTTATTATATCTTTGAGTTAGAAAATCAAGATAGTAAGATAAAAACTCTATTCACCTCGACTGATGTGTCACCAGCTCCATTATCATACAATGAATTTTTATTTGTGAATGGAGTCACTTTCTCAGCCACACAGAGTCGATTTGATTTAGATGCTGGGAAATACTTTTTAACAATCTACGAAACTCAATTTGCAAACAGCATAAATTTAGCATCCGCATCTTCTATTGGTATTTATTATGGTGAGTTAAAGATTGAGGGTGATGTGGTGCCTGAAACTGTGTATTATAATGCTAGTGATAATGACACGATAAAATACTTTGAATAATTATGAATGTAAAAAGAGATGAGGACAATATGAGTTTAGTTAGCTCAAAATTTAGGATTATAGATTTGAATACTAAAATCAATCTACCACTTTTTAGAGAAACTGGATATAGAGAATGGATTGATTATGGCGATGATAACTTATTTCCACAATTCCTACAAGATGTTTATATTATGAAGTCGATTACACAAAAGACTATTATTAACAGAAAACAGAAAATGATAGCTGGTGAAGGTTGGAAAAAACCTACATCACCTGAATTAATGAGGTTTTGGAAAAACTCTTTTAGTGATGATACATTGGATGAAATATTAATTAAAGTCGCATATGATTTAGAAATTAATGCTGGATTCGCTTTAAATATAATTTGGTCTCAAGATGGAAACTCAATAGCTCAAATAGAACACATTCCATTCGAAACTGTAAGAGTTGATAAGAATAACGGAAAAAGTGGTGAGCCTGATTATTATTGGGTTAGTGATGATTGGTCTAATACTAGAAAATACAAACCAGTTAAAAAACAAGCTTATTCTAAAAAGTATAAACAAGAGAAAAGTCAAATCCTTTATAAAGCCGAATATATTCCAGGCAGTAGAATGTTCTATCCAATTCCTACATATTATTCTTCTATAAATTGGATTTTAAGTGAGTGGGAAATAAGTAATTTCCATAGAAGCACTATACAGAGTGGATTCAATGCTGGATTCATATTGAACTTCGCAACAGGAGTTCCAAGTCCTGAGGAAATCGAGACAGCCTATCGCGAAATCCAAAACAAATACACAGGGACTTGGAATGCAGGTAAGTTCATTTTAACTTTTTCAAATGGTCAAGATGAGGCACCTAAATTAGAACCTATTCCACTGGCTGATACTGACGCGAGATATACTTCTTTAAATGACTTGATTAGGTCTAACATTTTTGTTGCTAACGAAGTTGTTAATCCTGAGATTTTCGGTATATCGGTGCCAGGTCAATTGGGTGGTAAACAACAAATGGTTGAAGGTTTAGAAATATTTCAATCAGTGTATGTAAATTACAAGCAAAAATTAATTGAGGATTGTTTCAATAAGTTAAAAGATGTGAATGGGATAGTTGAAAATTTGGTTATTAATAAATATGAGATTGATAAACAAAAAATAGTGGCAACAAATGAAGGTTTGTAACAAAAATAAATAATTAGAATATGGCAACATTTAGTGCATTTATTACCACAAAGTATATTTTAGATAATACTGGAGCATTAGGTTATATTAACTCTGATGAATTAAGAACATTTATAAAACCGGCGCAGGATTTATACATCGAAAGAGCATTGGGTTCAAATCTTTATAGAACTATTATGGATGCTATAACAAATAATACTGTTAGCAGCGATCAAGAAAAATTATTAAGAGGATATATTCAACCAGCACTTCAGTATTGGGTTCTACATGAATACATAATGTGGAGTAGTCTTAAACTAACAAATAAGTCAGTTTCCTTACAGAGTAGTGATAATTCAACACCAGCTGATTTTAACCAAGTTATAGCACTTAAAAATAACATAAGGGATAACGCTGAGTTCTATACTGAAAAGATTTCTAACTTTTTAAAGGATAATCCAAATTTATTTCCCGAATACTTATCGGGTAATAGTGGATTTTCTGATACTTTTGCTAAGTCTGATAACTATATGATTTTTGGTGGTATGTATGTGCCTTTTCAAAGAGGCGCTCTCTGCCCAGCTCCTACTCGTTTGGATTCTTACAATCTAAATTGGTAATATGAAAAAAAGAAGAGAAGAAGAAAAGGGTCATATACAAAATCAAATAAGACGAAAGTGTAGGACTAAAATTAAAATATCTAAAAAATTATATAAAAGGAATGAAAAGCATAAGTTTGAATCTGATTGATAAGTTTAAGGAGAATCTTTTTTCATTATTCGTAGTTAGTATGGCGTTTTTCACGCCCTTGATTCCTTTAATGATTTTGATTGGACTTAGTATATTTGTTGATACTTTTACTGGTATATGGAAATCAAAAAAGACAGGTGTTCCGATAACGAGTAGAAGAATGAGTTCTTGTATATCGAAGATGTTTGTATATCAAATGGTGGCTATTAGCATCTACTTTTTAGATGTGAATTTAATAAGCCAATTTACTAAGTTGATAATAGATATGGATTTCTTCTTAACTAAGGTTATATGTTTAGTGATGATTAGTATAGAGATTTTTAGTATAGATGAAAACATAAAAGTAATAACTGGAAAGTCAATAATCGAAATGCTTAAAAAGTTATTAAAAAGTTTTAAAACATTCAAAGACGACTTTTTATAATTACAGAATATCAACGAGAAATCGTAAAAAAAAAAAAATTAAATTATGTCATTTTTAAACGAAAGATCTAATATACTTGATTCAGACCACGGAGTCCTGACGAGCATATCAAAAGAAGGAACACAAACAACTTACATCAGGTCAGACGCTGTTGGTGATGGGTTACTTTATAATAATGGAGTGTTGACTGGTTCAGCCTATATCAATTGTTTCACTTTTGGAACTGTGAGTGTTACAACCATAGGAACACAATCAGAATTTACAAAAGTGACCATCGACACTACTGAAGGATTTAACAGAGATGGATTTGTCCACACTGATAATAGAATTACAAATACTGGTAGGTCAAGAGTAGTTCAAGCCAATGCAATCCTATCATTACAATCTGGCAATGGAAATGAAGTTCACTTAGCTTTTTTTAAGAATGATACAATCGTTCCTTGTTCAGAACAAGTCCAAAGAGTTACATCAACAAAATCAAATCCCGTTCCAATACAATGTTTAATAGAGTTAGATACGAATGATTATATTGAAGTGTGGACTATGAATGTTTCATCAACAACCAGCGTGTCGGTTGAGAATTATAATTTAATTGTAAGGGAGTTGTAAGAACTCTGAGAGGTTTTCTATATACAAATGATAAGAGGTTCAATTTAAAAGATTGAACCTCTTAAAATCGATTTAAATGAATGATTCCTAAAATAAAATTGTCTGGCATTTACATGATTCTACATAAGAAGACTGAACATTATTATATTGGTATGTCGGTTGATATTTGGAATAGACTACAAAACCATTACACCGATTTAAGAATGAATAGACATAGCTCTACGAAACTTCAAGATTTATTTAATGAAAGTTGTGATATTTCTGATTTTACTTTTACTATTTTAGAATATGTAAGTATAACTGATGCTAAAAAGAATGGGTTTAGTAAGGATGGTTTTAGAAAACTTCTACTAATGAAAGAGAAGGAATGGATGGGTAGGCATAGCATCAATTTCTCGTTGAATAAAAATAATACGCATTTTAGTAAATGATTTACAATATAGATGTCCTTGAAGGATTTAAAAACATAGAAGATAATACAGTCAATACAATAATAACATCACCGCCATATAATAAATATGGTTTATCAAAGCTAAATCATAGACGAATTAAGTATGATGAATATCATGATGATATGGATGAGATTGAATATCAAAAATGGCAGATAGAAGTATTGAACGAATGTCATAGAGTTTTAAAGCCAAATGGTAGTATGTTTTATAATCATAAAAACAGAAGAGTCAATTGTAAAGAATGGACACCACATGATTGGATAACTAAAAGTAAATTAAACTTATATCAGACTATAATATGGAGTAGAAATCAATCACCAAGTATAGGCAATACACATCTACTCCCAACATATGAGTATGTTTTTTGGATGACTAAAAATCAAAAAACTCCAAAGGTTTATAGAAATAAATTAGATTCAATCAAAGATATATGGAACATAACACCAAATAGAAGCAAATTACATCCAGCGACATTTCCAACAAAACTAGTTCAAAACTGCATATTATTAACTACTGATGAAGGTGATTTAGTCTTAGACCCATTTGCTGGTATTGGAACAACTCAAAAGGTGTCTAAGACTTTGAATAGAGATTTTATAGGATTTGAAATAAGTGAAGGTTATGTTAAAAACTCTCATATTTAATTTCCTTATACATCAAGGAAATCAATTTTCTTGTTATGTTTCATAAACTTGTTATAATCTAATTCTACTTTCGCGGAAAGAATGATCTTGCCGGATAGGTTTGTCAATTCTTTGGCATCCTTTGTTTTTAATTTTCCGTTCTGTAAATCAGAAAATGATTTTAGTAATTCGTTTCTTAGTTCTTGAATGTTCATAATGATGTTTTTTTTTAGTAATACAAATATAGATATTATATTCCATATTTCAAATAGTATTCACGCCTTTTTTCTTTTTTTATTTCTTTCTTTTCTTCTTCTGTTTTCTCAACTTTAGGAGGAGTCTCTTTTTTATTCTTTAATCTCCAAATACGACTGGCTTCTTTTAGCCTTTCTTTATTCTTCTGATAGTAAGACTTTTTATACTCTTTTAACTCTTGTTCGGATCGATTGATATCATTTATTTGATTAACTAAAACAAGAGTCTCTACTACTTGAGGGTTTTCAAAAAGGAATGTATATCCAAACTCATTGTATTGAGTGGTGGTAAGTCCATTCTCTTTAATCCACTCCTTGTGTTTGGCGATGGTTTGCTTGTATCTTTTTTTGGTAGATTCTAATGAGTTCCTTTCTTTAGTGCGAGCCTTCGTCTTCTCTATGTCTTTATAATATTTGACACGAGAGGTATACCTTTGATAACAAGTATGAGAGCAATAGAATCTTCTAATGCGTTCGCCTTCTTTTTTTACAATAGGCTCATTACAATGTCTACACAATTTTTCCATACTACTAATATACAAAATTTTAATTAATCGACAGCATTTTTATTAAGCTAAATTCCAGTCACGATAGGTAGATAATAATCTACTAATAGCATAAATACACTCATCATCGGTTAGTTCTTCGAGAACCAATTCTTGCCAAAATTCAGGGACATCTAATTCTGTAATCATGTCAATAAAAACATCATCGCTATAAATGTTCATAGTCTTTGATAATAGCTGTTGCATTTTTGTTAAGTCGTTCATAGTGTTTAGTTTTTGTTTGTTTGTTATACAAATATACGGATTATAATTTAATCGGCAGCATTTTTGAGTGATAAAATTTATCTTGTTGAACGGATAATTTTTGACAATTTATAATTATAGGTTTGAGAAGTCAATGGATACACCATCATTACCAATCCTTTTAATAACAATCTTATTATCATAAAAATTCAAAAGTAATTTGACGATAATATCTCTGTCACGCTTGGTATGGGTTTTGTGAAAAAATTGCGGTGAAAGATGCATTTTACTAGTTTTACTTGTAGAATCTACATATTCTACAAGTTGCCTGGTATATTTATTGCTTAATACTTTTTTAATTTCTTGAGGTGTCATTAGGTTTAAGTTTTATTTGTAATTTAATAATGTAAATATAACAAATTTTTTTGAGATTACAAATTATTTTTTCTTTTTATTTTTTGGTATCGTTCTCTATCATATTCTTTCTTCTTTTCTTTATTAGCTTGATACCATTCCTTCATTTGTTCTTTTATTTTTTCTTTATTAGATTTAACTACTGGCGTAAGGCCATGGCTTCATCTTTTCTTTTATTTTGGCTAAAATATCATCCTTGGTAAAACCTTGGTAGTCCTCAATTACAATAGACATATTAGAACTATTTGTTGGTGTTGATATAAACACTTTTAAGGTAGGCATAGGAAACAAAGGAAGTATATCAATATATTTAGTATTAATAAATAGCTCTTGCTTATCTAATAGAGCACCCGAATAATTAACTGAAATAGTATCACCTACTTCAAGCCTAACAGCTTTCTCTTTATTGGGTTCACCAGCAATAACCAATACAGGTTCGGTTATTTTATATCTACTTACTTTTATCATGGCTTAGGTGGGGTTATTTATTAATTGTGTATATTTTATATTTCATTTTACTAAGTGTTCTTTGAGTATTCGAACTACTGAAATAATATCTGAGTAGCTCTCAACATACTCTTTGAGTTCTCTCTTGATTAAAGATTGAGTGCGAGTTTCATCATTATAAATTAATGATGGGTTCAGATTCATACAAAGCATGTATGAAGGTATAAGAGTTTGTAGTTCATTCATAGATAACCATATCTCATTAGAGATGTTTATTAATTGTGATTTGTTCATAAGTATTTAAGTTTAATATGAATATAAAAAAAATAATGAAATTATCTAATGATTAGAGGATAGCGCCTATGGAAAGCATCATAATGTTCTAGGCCATCGTAAGGTTCGTAGCCTTCATTAATAAGTTCGATAACAAAATCATCTAATGATGTTGTGTCTTTGAATCCTATTTTAAGTAAATAGTCTTTAATTGAGTAGTGTTTAATTGAGTCTTTCATAAGTGTATCGTTTTATACAATGTAAAGATAAGGAAAATAATTTAGATTTTATAACCTCGTTCTGATAATTCTTTCAATAAAAAGAAAATATAGTGAGTCAATGAGTTCTTTAAATCTATCAGTTGGATTAGATTCATCAATTATACTATTGATGTGAATAATTTCACTTTCTGATAAAAGTTCGTTGTCAGTAACCTTTTGTTCAATTAAATCTATTATGAAATAGTCAAGTGATGGGGTATCTTTGAACCCGAGAGTTATTAAGTATTGTTTGATTGAGTGTTTCATAAGTGTGTATCGTTTTATACAACACAAATATACAAAAAATTATCGAATAAAAAAATAAATATTTCAAACAATCCACGTTTTCTAAAAACCATATTTTCATACTAATATATAATAATAATATGAATGATAAGAAAATAAGAACAATTCTTAGAGAACATTATAAATTCGGAACATGGGTTAGAATTGGAGAAATCGATTACCATAAAGCAGAATTTGTTGTGATAGTTGGAGATTGTATGGCAATATATCCATTTCCAATTTCTCTAAAAAGAGAACTTAAATTGCGTGACATATTGAAAACAAATTGACAAATAAGTAATATATATACTAGTATAGGTTTAACTCGTTAAGGGAGGGTTTGATCACCCTCCCGCCTATCTAAAACGAGTATATGAATAAAACGAGTTTAAGTGAAAATAAAAATCCCAACCTTATTAATAGAAAAAGTAATTGAATCGGTAGATATAGATTATAGATTTAATGAACTAAAAGAACCGAAAAAACAAAAACTAATAAAAAGATTAATTGAATTTTGGTTTTTTATATACCAAAAACAAATAGATGATAATGATGCAATCAACTTAAAGTTTTATACAGACATACATAGTAATAATTTCACCAACTTCGGAATAAAAGTCGGTGGTATAAGGTTAAATTATAAAGATTTATTAAAATTAATGAGTCGTTTAATTGAATCTAATGGAACATATTTTAGTGGTCAGTATTCAACTGGTTACAGAATAAATACTGATTTTTTAAAAGTAAGTAAATTAACTGAGTGTGATATTGATTTGGATTTAATCTTTAAGAAAACATTAAGTAAGGAATTTTGGCTCAATAAATATCCAAATAATAAAAACCTAATAGAAGATTGTTATAATGCTTCAATAGATTTAGATGATTATTTATTTTGGATGCAAAACAATATAGGAATTGAATTAAATCCTGTCTATAATAAAAAAACAGGCATACTAGAAAAGAGATTCTTAACTGAGGATAAGGTTTATTTATACTTCTGTATGGCTTTAAAAGTCAATCTACAAAATTTATGGTTCAAAATCTCTGATGAAGGCAGATTTTATTCATCAATAAGTAATTTACCAAAGAGCTCAGTTAAGTTTATAAGATTATATAATGAAAAAACAACATCAGTTGATATTAGTAATTGTCAACCCTTATTACTATCAACTATGATAGATAATAAGTTGTATAAAAAAGATTGCGTTAATGGATTATTTTATGACGAATTAATTAAAATCTTGCCGGAAGAAATAGGTAGAAATGAAATTAAGGTTATGTGTTACAAGTATATATTCTTTGGTAAGAATAAGTTAAAGAGTGGTAAGTTATACAATGCGATGAATAGTAGATATAATGGAGTTGTAGAACAAATTAATAAAATAAAAGAAGATACTTGTTTAGCTAAAAAACTTCAAACTATTGAATCGAATATATTCGTGAATAACATTGGTAAGTTAAAGGTGTTTAAATTATTAAGACACGATGAAGTAATAGTTAGTTTAAGTAATGAATCAAGAACCAAAGACTTTTTAATAAAAGAATTTGACAACCTAAAAATTAAATTAAAGTTATAGATTATTGAGAACGGAAAACCCCTTCGGGTTTCCCTATCAATTAAAGGTAAAGGTAAA